GCACCGCGCAATGTGTCTGCTGCCTCTCCCAAAGTGCTCTGACTTGATGCCAAAGCGTCATAACCGGACTGGAGATAGGGCGTAAACGCGCCAATCCCTTCGCGGCCTGCGGCGATGGCTTCCTTTTGGTCTTGAGTCAGTCCAGCGACCTGATACGGCGCAAGAGTGGGCGGTTTCATGGCCGCCGCAGCGGCCATTAAATTCTTTTTATACGCTTCAATGTCCGGGGCTTCCCGGACATATTGGGTCGTTTCGCTTATATCAGCCATGTGTTATCCCCGTGACGCATTGCGCTCAAGTTGATGCATAAGAGCGTACATTTTTTTCGCCCCAGCTCTACGGTCACCTTTGCCCAAGGCTTTTACAGCCTTGGCGGTCATGACAAATTCGCCGTCAGAAAGCATTGCAGGGATGGAATCAGAGGTCTCTGTTCCAGGGCCGCTGATATGACCTGTTTTACGGGGATAGTACCTTGACTGGGGCAAATTGGCAATGCCGCCGGTTCGTTTATTGACGGCAGCTTTTTCGGCAGCTTGCGATGCCAAATACTCTTGCACGTTGTCAAAAGTAGGCAGGCCCACAATTTGGCGCATTTTGTTGACGGCCGCAAACTGGTTCCCTGCCTTGAGATCGGCGATTGCTGCACCTAAATCCGGGGGCGGTGCACCAGTTGGCGCGGTCATTGCCACTGGGCCACGGGTGTCCGCGTCAGAACGAACGGTGGGCCTAAGAGGGACTGTACCAGGGGCGACTGCAACTGGAGCCTGTCGGACAACTGGGGTGCTCGCCCTTGTTGCAACAGGCTGGGCAGGTGCGGCAGGATTAGTTGGTGCAATATTGTAGTTATTAGGGGGCGTGGCAATAGGAGTTCCAGAACCAGGGCGAGCCCTGCCCATCACGGGCGCGGGCACTTCAACAGGCATGGTCGTTATTGTGCCTGGGGGAAGAGGTTGGTTTTTGGCACGGGGATCAAAGAATATTCTTCTTCCCGTGGCAGTGCCAGAAGCCGCATGTGCTTGATCCAAGGCAGCGCGATTGCGGTTTTGGGCTTCGTAATCTGATTGAATTTGAGCTACCCGAGCATCCCGTTCCTTTGCCACCGCATCAGCATTGGTTTGAAAATCCGTTGCTGAGAGCTTTCCAAACGGGTCTTTGGAGAAGGAACTGGGAGGAGCAGGAGTGGGGGTGGGCGTGACTACGTTGGCAACGGCGTTGGTTGTGGAGTTAAAGGCCTGTTCAACGGGCTTTAAAAGACTTGAAATTGAATTAAGCGAGTCTGCAAACCATCCCCCCGCTGCATGCACGGGCATGCCTGAAGAGTAGCCCCCTGCTACGTTACCGCCATCGGCGTAATAACGAGGCATGATGTTGGTGTACATATCTGCCGTGTTGTACGGTTGATATATCGACTGCCCTGGCCCTTTTTGTGTCATGGCCCCTTGAGGAGCCGTGTAACTGACTGCCTTTTGACGGGGCACATAGTCGGGGGTATCCACCCGAACATCGTTCATGGTGGCCGTGCTGCCCCAAGGCTTGGAGCCAATGATTTCGCCCCTGTCGTTGTAGATCAGCCCCGGAATGCCTTGAGGCACGTATTTCCCTGGATTGGCAGCTACTTCGGCACGTTCCTTTGCCAAGCGGTCTTCCACATCTGACCGGGCAGCGCTGGGGGTGGTAGGCTGGGTGTCAAACCCGCCAAAGGCTTTTGTCGCAGCAATACCGGCCGCAATACCAGGGCCGTAGGTGCGCATGATGCCCGGAGACATTACTTTTGCAGCGTCCGCAACGGACATGTTGTTTGCAGAGGCGTATTTAGCCACTTCATCCGCAGTAGGACTTGTGGAAAATACTTGGCCTGCGCCCTTCATAAACTGGTCGTAACCGCCACCTTCGCCGCCAAAACTGCCTTCGGTTCCAGGCAGCATTTGCATGATGCCCTTGCCCATGTTTGATACGCCCTCGCCAATTCCGGGAACTTTGTATCCGCCGGGAGTGGCCCCACCACTTGTGCCACTCGCTGCGGCACGGGCGCTGCCATCAAATGGAGCCAGATCGGGGCCGTATGACCCTGCTTGTGCACTTGGCCCCGCATTACCGGCTTGCCAAGGAGCGTTATTGGCCCCCGGCTCCAAGGGCATCTTTGCTGCCGCTAATTGAGCCTGCTGCGCCGACTGCTGCGCCTGTAGGTCCATATTGGCCTTCACCTGATCCGGGGTCAGCGATTGAGGCGGCTGGTTCTGGTTGGGCTGGCCCGAAGGCTCCCCAATCACGCCCGTCTTGGCAGCCGTCATGTCGGTGGTAAACCCCTTGTCCATCCCGGTCACAAGGCCGGAAACAGCGCCCGCAGTCAAACCACTCTTCACAGCATCTTGCAAATTTTGGCCTGTTGCAAGGCCCACGCCTGTGCCAACAATACCAGCGCTGATGGCTGCATTGGCAGCAGCATTGGTCACTGCGCCGCCAACAAAGTTGGAGACCGCACCTCCAGGAGCGCCAAAGAAGGCCGTGGCCCCGCCAATCGCAGCGCTCTTCAAGATGTCGGAAATGTTGCCGCCACCGATGGCGGTAACCGCGCCGGAGGCAACAGCCATCGAAGCGGCCGTGCCCAGCGCACCGGTCAAGCCAAAAGCTGCGGGGCCCATGACCATTGCCAAACCCACAGTAGCCAAGACCCGTCCGATTGGGCTTGCAACCACCTGTTTGGCAACATCGACCACCGCCCGAACGGGGGCGGTAATTGCGTCACGAGTATCCGACCACCAGTCGTATTCGGGCAAACCCGTGCTGGGGTTGATGATGCCCATACCGCCTTTGGAGCGCAGCATCTTCGCCTCTTTTGGCGTGATGTGGGCCAACATGGTGTCATTGCCACGGCCCTTGGACATTGCCATGTGGGCAGCTTCTGCAATACCGCCCCGGGCCATCCCCGGGGGAGGGGCCATTGCCTGCTCGGGGGCCTGACTCTGCCCACGGCGCACATCCATGGCGGCAAAGATTAAAACTGACAGGAATTCTGGGTCGTATTCTTCGGGGAAGTCGCCTTGCTCAAACTTGCCATTTGCAACAAGGTCAGCGATTTTTTCCTTGTACTCTTCCGGGTGGTCGTAAAGGTACTGAAAAATCCGCATCAGCGCTTCAAGCTGATCCGGGGGCAGCGCCTCCAAATGAGGGGTGATTTGCGCAAGCGCCTGCTTGGTTGCCAAAGAGGCCTCAGGGCTGGCGTTTTCCAGCCCCTTGGTGATTGCGTCATAGGAATCGTCAAGCGTCATCTGGGGCATTGCGGCCTGAGGACTGGTCATCTGATCGTTCTCAGGCAGCGCCATGATGCCTTGTGGGTTAGTTGCCATGGTAATTCCTTGCGCAAAAAGGGTAAGGGGATCGTATCATTTTAAGCCGTGGGAAGGGCGGACACAAACGAAAGAGTTGCCACAACCGATTGGGTCGCTGGACGCACGGGACCGGTTGAGGCAGGGTAATACTGGATGGTCACAGAAGCAAGAGTGGTTGACCACCAAACCTCAATGTAGTCGTTCTCCTGCATGGACACATAGTAGTTCCAGCCAATGATCTCGTGGGCCTCTTCCCCGGCTGATGCGCTCTTTCTGGCGGGGATAGATACAAAGCCCGTGGAGCCAGGGATGTCTGTGCCGTTTTGCTTTAGCCAAATGCTGATGTCTTGTATCTGGTTATCGGTGTTTTGAAACTGCGCTGAAAACTGGAGGTTGTATATACCGGCGTTTTCCACTGTAATTTTGGATGAGCTGATGCTCACCTGATTGGCAAAGTCAGTGGTGTTCAGCGTCATCAGGGTGGCCGTGTTGGCCGTGGTAGTTTGATCCTGATCGCTGGAAAATGCCCCATAGGGGAAGTTGATGAACTTGCCCCCTCCGGAGTCAAGCAAGGCCCCAAACGTGTTGTCGATCTGGTTGAAGTACAGACGCAATACGTTTCGGAATTTATCCTCATCCGCTTTCCCATAATCCCGTGCCGAAATAGGTAAAGCAGGGGCCCTGAAGGCACGGAGAATGCGAGAGATGACCGTTGCCATCAGCGTCTTCCGTCAAAGCGAATGTCAATGCGAGGTGAGCCTGCTTGCCACTGAACACCCAGCGCAGTAGATCGGTACTCCATCGCCATCTGACGGCCGCGCACCCGGACGTACACCTGACCAGTGAATTTTTCAATTGGAACGGTGGCAGTGCGAGTCACAGTGGCATTGTCCGATCCGCCCAAAGAGGCGGGATCGTTATACCCAGAGCCAGCGTTTTGCATGGGCTTTAAGTACATGGTGACTTGTGGGCTTGTTGCGGTTGATCCAACAAACTTCATGTCAGGCAGCACACGCCAGACAAATCCAAATTTGTCCCCGTCATCCACATCAAATTCAGCAGAGGTGATGAACGCCTCTATAGGCAGCGTGGTTGCTGTTTCATTGTTGTCCACGCCCTGCTCATGGTTCACGATGTTGTAGCTGTACGTGGCCGCCAAAGGGTAGTCGCGCAGGCCCGTGTCAAGCCACGCTGTACGGGCCATCGATCCGTAGTACCAGCAGCCCTGCCCCTGGTTCTCGGCGTAGTTGAAGACCACGTAGCTATCTATTTGATATCCGGTGCTGCTCGTGCTGACGTAGAACCACCAGATTTCGTTGAAGCCTTCGTTGGTTCCGGCGAACACCTGTTCGTATTGGCCTTTGTCAATATTTTCAAATACGTACTGACGCAGATCACAGTTGAGGGTCTTGACTGAGCCATCGTACATATAGAACTTATCCACGCCCATCCAATACACTACGCCAGAGGCAAGGGCCACGGCGTTTTCGCTGGCAATTGAGATGTTGTCGCCCAAAATCTGTGTGCCCCACACATAGGGAGGCCCAAGGTATTGAAGCGAGTACAGCGCTGAATCTGTCCATACCAGCACCTCTTGTCGAGCTTGGAGGGCTGTGATGATCTGCGAGCCCCTTGACAAGCGCACACTTCCTGCCTGATTGGTCACAGCGGGGGACCATTCGACAACCGATTCCTGATCCGACCAGCGTACCAGCATGGGGTCTTGAGTCACTGCTCCAATGTCATTGGTGCCAAAACAAAACACGAATCGGCTCACGTCCGATACCAAAAGGAAGTTTTGAATAATCGGTACGCTGGATGCGCCATCCAACGATGTCACTGGGATAGCGCGAGGAGAAAAAGAGTGCACCCCTGATTGGGACCCAGAAGTGGTGATTGCAGACCCGCCAGGGGTTGCGGCCAAACTGAACTGCGTCCCGGCTACGTTCACAACATAGTAGACCGTGCCCACCAGTAGGCCAGTGGGCAGAGCACCTGTGGTGCTCAATACCAATGCTGTTCCATTGCCAAGGTTCAGGCTGGTGGACAGAACGCCAGGACTGGCAATCGTTACGGTAAAGGTGGACCCAAGGAAGCCTACTGACGCATCCCAGTAGTAAATCGGCCCGCCACGGGGGCCAAAAATCAGGTCCTCACCAAAGTTGGATTGACTCCACAGCCGCAGGGAGTCGGTGGACGATGTGCCATTACCCCACGTTCCAGAACCCCATGGGCCAGCGCCCCAACCAACCAGCGGAACTGCATATGCAGGGCCAACATTGATCTGATACACGGCATAGACAGTGCCCCCGCCAGTGGCAGTGGATGTCGCCGCAGATGCGGCTTGGATGGTGTAAGTGGTTGCGCCCGTAACAGTGATCTGATATTCGCCTGAGATGGTCAGGCCACCCACTGCCGTTCCACCTGTAAACGTGACGTAATCATTGGTGATGTACCCGCCAGCGGCATCCGTCACAGTGACGGTGGTTGATGCGTTGGTGGTGGCAAACGGGTTGGTCAGCGTGGATAACGATCTGACCGGGGTGATGTCGTAATACGCCCCGCCGTTCTCAATGTAGAACTTCAGGTTTGTACCAACACCCAAGAGGCTGGCAGCGCCCAGCGTTGCCCAGGCCCAAAGGGATCGG